TACGAGTGGTTTGGGAGCAACCCTTCGGGCTGCTTTCTTACCGCTTGTTTAAATAGTGTGGTCAATTTAGCCGCTATTTACATCGCGTCTTTGATCTGTATGATAGGCGAGGAAGAGTACCACAAGACCAATTGGCATACCTTCGACTGGCACGTGTATGGACCAAAACTCTTACATGATGTCACCCCTGTGACCTTTGGGGATGATAATATCATTGGAGTTACTGACAACATACGGCACCTAATAGATCAAAATAAATTCACGCGGGCTTTGAGCCTGATTGGATTTAAGTATACTCCGGAAGATAAGGTGGCGGGTGAGCTGGCTGTACCCTTACGCCCTGTGGAAGAGATCACGTTTCTCAAGCGTTCTTTTAAGATCAACCCCACGGACGGGAGGTATACATGTCCCCTCCAGTTAGATGTCATTTTGGAGATGCCCCAGTGGACAAAGAAGGGCGATTTGGGCGCCATAGAAAAGACCAACATCACAACTGCTCTCGAAGAATTGTCCCTTCATTCTCGAAGCGTGTTCAACCACTGGTCACCCAAGATACTCAAGGCCGCGCAAGAGAGCCTTGAGTTTACACCCCTATGCGTGGACTACCAGACCTTACAGGCCAGAAAGATGGCTTCGACAGGGTACCATGGTAGCGCATAGGTTTGCGCAAAACCCCCCCTCATCAAGACCGGGTGAAGGGGTATTAGACAACATTGTACGATTAGCTGATAAAATTGCGGAAGATAAACAGTTGTAATTGCCTTGTTGTTTAGGTCAAATGGTGCGTCTTTACGTATACTGCCAGGGAACATGGGGTGTAACCCGAATCCCAGGACGGTCCGCTAGATCCCACGACTGAGTCATCGTGGTGTATCGAACCTTGACTTCCAACAAACCAAAACAATGATGGTGTACCCTCCACCGAAAAGCAGGGAACCACCGTTGAGGTAATCAGCGAGGACCGCGTGGCCGCCAAAGAGCCACGTATTGCCGATACTTCGGCACTCAAACACAATGACACCCATTCCTCTCAGACCATTGATTCATTTCTTGCTAAACCTATAGTTGTGAATGTGTTTGATTGGAACACATCTCAGGCCGCAAATACAAGTCTTATGGACTTGAATTTGGACGCCGCCATGAGCATGAACCCCATGTGGTTCAGAAAAACCGCAGGCTTTGGCTTGATGCGCGCTACTATACTTTTGAAAGTGCAAGTCAATGCCAGTCCTATGAATGCCGGCGGTTTGTTAGTATCACACAGACCAGGGTACACCACGGTTCCACAAACTTACGACAACCGACGTACTTTGATATCCCGTTCCCAGTTACCATCCGTGGTTATGGACGTGTCCCAACACGAGCTGGAATTTGAAGTGCCTTATGTAGCCCCTGTCCGTTTTTACGATTTGTCAGGTCAATTTGACACTTGGGGAAATGTCACCATTC